GCTGGTGGCAATTCATTCCAACTAGATAGCAATAGTTCATCTAGTAAATCCGTAATCTGCGCGCCGTCTAAACCTTCGGCTAAATTGCCGTTAAATATTGCTCTCTGCGTTCTAGCCAAAGCTCCAATCGCAGTAATTCTTAGGCTAGTAATTACCGCGCTAGATCCTGCGCTTCTGACTATTTGCCTTAAGTCTGAAATGCGACCGCCAAAGATAGAAACATAAGCGCCAGTCGTATCTTTGACTTCGATAGTTACTGCGGTGTTAATACTAAAATCATAATTAGTGCCATCAGTATTTATTACTTCTAGCGAGCAATAACCTGCTGGTGTAGGTGAGTTAATATCCTGACGGCCAGAGGTAATAGTTAGGTTGCTTAAAGTAACCGAGGTTAATTCGCTGCCATTGACTAAAATCTTCCAATCGGGAGTCCAAAGGGTCATAGGATTTGAGCCGAAGTCCTAAGATCACCAGCGCCAGTAGTTCCGCGATTAGTGGAGTTGTTGAGCGCCAATATGACTGCTCTGGTAAATCCTTCTTCATCGATAGCTGATGGAGCATTTACATTGACTATAACATTGCCGCGTTCTTCTCCAGCTCTGACGGCAGCAACATTAAATCCAGATGGAATTGCATTACCGCTTGGCACTAGCGTTGAGGGGGCGCTAGGAGTAGTAGCTGATGGAGCGCTTGGAGTAGTAGATGGCTTAGGAGCTGCTGCGATGCTTGGGCTTGGAGCAGTAGCAATCTTTGGAAGTGTTGAGCTGCTAGGAGTGCTGGGGGCTGAGAATGATGGCTTGGAAATAGTAGATACATTAGGCAGAAGTGGGACGGCATTATAGGCGCGAATAAGAACATTTATTGCATCAATGGCGAAATTAACTGCGCTCTTAATTCCATTAACTACTGCGCCAATAATACCGGAACTACGAAGTCTTTAATAAAATTATAAAGAATAGTTAATGACTCTTTATTTCTTGCAATAGCATCCGTAACTGGTTTAAGTGCTGCATCCTTGAATTCTATAAACTTAGGGATAACTGTGTTAATAAAATAATCTAATAACCTTTGTAGGGTAGGCAATAAAGCAGCTCCTACTGATTCTTTGGCCTCATCAAAACCCACTTTGAGTCTTGCGATTTGCCCTTCAAAAGTATTAGCTTGGACTGTAGCAGCTCCGCCAAAAGTATTTGCCAATTGCTTGACTGTGCCTTCTAATCCAAGAGTCTTAATTTCGGCAGTTGATAAGCCAACACCTAGACGGCTTAGAGAGCTTGTATTGCCTTCGTAAGCTTTACCTAGAGCATTAGATACTGTTTCAACACTTTTGCCAGTAGCGGCTGAAATATCTAAGGCTAGGTTTAATAAATCTTGAGACTTAGTTACTGATCCTGTGGCAGTTGCTAGGCGCTGAAGCGCTGGACGCAACTGGTCATCAGCAACGCCAGTAGCCAAAGAGGTTTTAAGTATCTGCTCCTCAACTGCTGAAATCTGGGCGTCAGTAGCGGCAGTAACATTCTTGAGAGCATTGGCTAAACGAAGCTGAGCAGCCTCATCTTCAATAGCTGCCTTAACGCCATCAACGGCTAACTTGACTGCATAAGCCGCTGCTGCTGCCGCTGCCGCTGCAAAGGCTGCTGCTGCGACTTTGCCGAACTTCTCTAACTTACCGCCAAAGCCTTCAACTTCTTTAGAGCCAGTATCAAGATTTTTCTTGAGGTCAGCGACATCAGCAAGAATCGAGAGTTTAATTCTTCTCGGGAACTGACGCAAGCGATTAGATCCAAATTCATAACCTGCCCAGAGTTTTTGTGTGCTACCGCCACCAGAAAAGCGCTGACTAGCAAATCCGTATGAGAATTCTCCGATTTTGGAGCTGGCCGATACTTTGACGCCTGTGGTAATTCTTCGGACGGCTTCTTGGCCAAAGGTTCTAGTAAGTCCATAGGCTTTAATCTCGTTGGCTGCGTAAGTAGCCAGCGCGCTAGATTCTCGTTTAGCTTGGCTAACGGCTTCATCATCCATCGCTTTAAAAGCGGTAATGATTGAGCGGAGCTCGCGTTTGTCGTAACTGATTGGTAACTCATCTGCCACCGCTACGCTCCTTTAAAATATCTATCGCCGTTAAGACTTGATCTATATCAGTCCAGTAAGTCATCGGGATTCCAGTTGCTATTGCAATCTCGACTATTAGTCGGTTGATGCTTCCGGACTCGTAACTTTTGGGCTTTCATCTCCAATCGTCATCTCTTCGACTGTTAGCTCCCAAATCTCTTGAGACTTAACTGGCTTTCCTGCTGCTTCGCGCTTATACGCAAAGTAAGCAAGATCTAAGAAGTCCGCTTGCTG